GAATTGAGCAACAACCAGATCTTTCAAGAAGACAATCATCATCTTTAACATTACCAAGAATGTCGTTTGAGATGAATGGAATTACTTATGATCCTTCAAGAAAAGGTTCTCCAATTCAAACCTTTAAGGCAATCAATCCTTCGGATAACACAAAAATTAATAAAGTGTTTATGCCAGTTCCATATAATCTTTCATTTAATTTAAACATAATTGCAAAATTAAATGATGATGCTTTACAAATTATAGAACAGATTTTACCATTTTTCCAACCAGCATTTAATGTTACAGTAGATTTAGTGTCTTCTATTGGAGAAAAAAGAGATATTCCTATTGTATTAAACACGATAAGTTTTACAGATAATTATGAAGGTAATTTTACAGAAAGACGATATTTAATTTATACCTTAAATTTTACTGCGAAAACAAATCTGTTTGGACCAGTTGTTGATAGCACAAATGCTCTTATTAAAAAAGTTAAAACCGATTTCTATTCTGGTAGTAATAGATTAATTGCAAAAAGAGAAGTTCGTTACACTGTAACTCCAAGGGCACTTAAAGATTATAATGATGATAATACTACAACATTAGCAGAAGATATTAATACTAAAGTGACAACATTTGACGTAAGTGATGCAACCGCACTTGATGTAGATACATATATTAGAATTGGTAATGAGAATATGAAAATTAAATCTAAATCTGGTAATACAATTACTGTGTTTAGATCCGTTGATGATACATCATTAGAAACTCACACTTCGGGAGATTCCATAGATGTAATTAATAACACTGATAGAGATCTAATACAACAGGATGATGATTTCGGTTTTAGTACAGAAGTATCATTCTTTAATGATGGTGGTAGAACTTATAGTCCATCTACTGGGACGGATGTGTAATTTTTATGGAACATTATAATGGGATTGAAAAAGCATTAAATGTAGAAACTGAAATTGTAAAAAAATCTGAGGTTTCTTCTTTAGAGAAAATTTCAACTTCAGAAGATATGGAGAGAGATTATTCTTATAGTAGAAGTCAACTCTATTCTTTGATAGAAAAAGGTCAGGAAGCAGTTAATGGAATTTTGGATGTTGCTGCAAGTTCAGATCATCCAAGAGCATATGAAGTTGCTGGGCAATTGATTAAAAACGTAGCAGATGTAACTGACAAACTAGCAGACTTACATAAAAAGATGAAGGATCTTAATGATGATTATCAAGGTCCCAAATCAATTACCAATAATGCGTTATATGTGGGGTCTACTGCAGATCTTTTACAATTAATTAAACAAGAAAAAAAGATGCCTTCGGCAGAATAAATTATAAATAATTTGTTGGTATTAAACATTTAATGAAAAAAGATTGCGGTTGTGCCCATCAAAAGTGTAATAATACACCAAAGAATAAAATGTGCCCTAAACACGGTATGAAAGATTGTACACTTAAAGAAGAAGGACTCCGTGATTGGTTTAAAGGTTCACGTTCTAAAGATGGTAAGGGTGGTTGGGTAAACGTTGTAACTGGTGGAACCTGTGCGAGTGATGAACCTGGAGAAGGAGTTCCTAAATGCGTTTCTTCTTCCAAAAGAGCAAGTATGACAAAGGCAGAAAGACTATCTGCCGCAAGAAGAAAGAAGGCAGCAGATCCTGGACAACAGGCAAAAACTGGTGCTGCAAAACCAACTAATGTTCCCACAGATTCTCCTAAAAAGAAAAAATCGGTGAAAGAAGATTGGTCAAATAAATATAAGAAATCAATAAATTGTGATAACCCTAAAGGATTTTCTCAAAGAGCTCACTGTCAAGGAAGGAAGAAAAAAATGAATGAAGAATCAGATAAGAAAGGTAAGGGCAGTGGTACAAAAGATGCTTGTTATTACAAAGTAAAATCTAGATATGATGTTTGGCCCAGTGCATATGCATCTGGGGCACTTGTTAAATGCCGTAAGGCAGGTGCAAAAAACTGGGGAAACAAAACAGAAAGTTTATCTGTGAATGTGACAAGTGAGGCCTGTTGGGATGGGTATGAAAAGAAAGGTATGAAAACCATGTTTGGAAAAAAATATCCAAATTGTGTAAAGAAAAAAGCAGCAACTTCTGAGGCATGTTGGGATGGTTACACTGCTAAAGGATTAAAAAAGAAAGGTGGTAAGTTAGTTCCAAATTGTGTTAAGGAAGTATTAGAAAATCAATCAATATTAGAATCCCCAAAAGTAATTCGTAGTGTAGGACAAACTTATTCTGTCATTTTAAACTGGAAAACCAAAATTTTAAATATTAAGTTCTTTTTTCCATCTCAACAAAGACCTACAAAAGAAGAAGTTCAAACAGCAATAGAAAAAATTTATCCTGGCGCAATTTTGCAATACTATGCACCAACAATGAATGATCCAACAAGTCCGTTTATTGTTGTTGATGAGGCGGCTGCTTGGCAAAGAAAAGAGGGTAAAAATCCTGAAGGTGGATTGAACGCAAAAGGAATCGCTTCATATAGAAGAGAAAACCCTGGATCAAAATTATCAATGGCGGTCACTACTCCGCCATCAAAATTAAAACCAGGATCAAAAGCAGCAAATCGTAGAAAATCATTCTGTGCTCGTATGGGAGGAGTGGATGGTCCTATGAAAGATGAAAAGGGCCGCCCAACTAGAAAAGCACTTGCTTTAAGAAAGTGGAATTGTTGATAAAATAATATTATGCCATATGATGATATTTACTTAGGTAATCCATTACTTAAGAAAGCAAATGTAGATATTCAATTTACTCCAGATCAAATTAAAGAATTCATAAAATGTAAAGACGACCCAGTATACTTTGCTAACAATTATATTAAAATTGTTAGCGTAGATGAGGGATTAATTCCTTTTACGATATATCCATTTCAAGAAAAATTAATTAAAAATTTCCATAGTCATAGATTTAACATTTGCAAGATGCCTAGGCAATCTGGCAAATCTACAACTGTTGTGTCATATCTTCTACATTATGTGGTTTTTAACGATAATGTGAATGTAGGTATACTGGCAAACAAAGCCTCCACTGCAAAAGATCTTCTTGGGAGATTGCAAAAGTCTTATGAAAATCTTCCAAAGTGGATGCAACAAGGCGTTCAGGTTTGGAACAAGGCATCATTAGAGTTAGAAAATGGATCTAAAATTATAGCAGCATCTACCTCAGCATCTGCTGTTCGAGGTATGTCTTTTAACATTATTTTCTTGGATGAATTTGCGTTTATTCCAAATCATATCGCTGACGAATTTTTTAGTTCTGTATATCCAACTATTTCATCGGGTAAAACTACCAAGGTTATTATTGTATCAACTCCAAAAGGTATGAATCACTTCTACCGTCTTTGGCATGATGCTGAAAGAAGTAGAAATGAATATATCCCCACAGAAGTTCATTGGTCTGAAGTTCCGGGAAGAGATGCTGCTTGGAAAGCACAGACGATTAGTAATACTTCAGAGCAACAATTTCAACAAGAATTTGAATGCGATTTCTTAGGATCATCAGATACTTTAATTTCCAGTGCTAAATTGAAGTCTTTGGTATTTGAAGATCCAATACAAAAAAATAAAGGGTTGGATGTATATTTTAATCCTATTGAAGATAGAAATTATTTTATAACTGTTGACGTTGCTAGAGGAACTGAAAATGATTACTCGGCATTTATTGTTTTTGATATCACTGAATTTCCTTGGAGAGTTGTAGCAAAATATAAAAACAATCAAATCAAACCAATGCTGTTTCCTAACATTATAAACGATGTTGCTAAAGCATATAATAAATCTTATGTTTTAGTTGAGATCAATGATATTGGGGAACAAGTTGCAAATATTTTACATTTTGATCTTGAGTATGAAAATGTTTTAATGTGTTCAATGCGAGGAAGAGCGGGTCAAATAGTAGGTCAAGGTTTTTCCGGATCTAAATCTCAACTTGGAATTAAAATGTCCAAAACTGTTAAGAAGATTGGATGTTCTAATTTAAAAACTTTGATTGAAGATGATAAACTCATGTTCAGTGATTATGAAATCATTTCCGAATTAACTACCTTCATTCAAAAAAATCACTCCTTTGAAGCAGAACAAGGAGCAAATGATGACTTGGCAATGTGTCTTGTGATATTTGCATGGTTAGTAGTACAACCATATTTTAAAGAGATGACCGATAATGATGTTCGTAAAAGAATATATGATGAACAAAAAAATCAAATTGAACAAGATATGGCACCATTTGGATTTATTATAGATGGTTTAGATGATGACGTTGAAGTCATAGATAAACATACTGGTGATAGATGGGTAAGAGCAAATAATAATTCTAATTTTGATGAGTATGGTAATCGTTCTTTTATGTGGGACTACGTTTAAAAGAAGGAATTTATAAATATCTTATAGAGCAATGAAGATTTATCAGAGGAATCAAAATGCCTATAGGTTTGGTATCACCTGGAACTAAGGTTAGAGAAGTTGATTTAACGCAAGGGCGTATAGATAGTGTATCTACCACTACCGGAGCAATAGTTTGTCCGTTTGCACAGGGGCCTGTAGAAGAACCTGTATTTATTGATAGTGAGCAGGCACTAATAGACACTTTTGGAAAGCCCTCAGATAATGATAATCACTACGAGTATTGGTTGTCTGCATCAAACTATCTCACTTATGGTGGGGTAATGCGTGTTGTAAGAGTAGATGGATCTAATTTAAATAATGCTAACGCAAGTAAGGCCACTCCCGGTGGTAGCGAAACATTAAAAATTAAAAGTTACGAAGATTATCAAAATGAATACACAACTGCATCTACTTGGTTCTGGGCGGCAAACAATCCAGGATCTTGGGCAAATGACATTAAAGTATGTGTAATTGATGGATTTGCTGATCAAATTATCAGTGGTGTAGATACCTCTAATAATAATGTTCGTGTTGGCGCTGCTGTAACTCAAGCAATTTCGGGAGTTGTTGTTGGAAATGGAACAACCTCACTATTTACTGGATTCATAAAAGGAATTATCACTGGTGTTGGAAACACCTTACAGAATCCAACTTCAAGTGGGGTGGGAACTGATAGCATTACTGTTAGAGTCGTATCAAAAGTTACTTCATCGTTTGATACGTTTCCAACAGTTGGAATAGTAACAACCTTACTTACAGCAGGTATTGGAACCGATATAGTTTCTATTGCAAGTACATCAGGGTTATCAGTTGGTAATCTCTTTTCTCCTGGTGACATTGTAGTTACTTCAATTGGAGACACAACAGTATCTCTTGCAAGCACAATTTCTGAACAAATTACAGTTGGAACTGCAGTTACTTTTAGTACAACTGTCTCCGTTGCAGGAACAGAAACAACAGCCGTTTACACTGAGAATGGATTATTTTCCTTCAGTGCAGGAACGATTGGAGTTTCTTCAGTAACTATTGGTAGTGGAACATCTACATTTACGAGCACCACCCAACAAGATTGGTACGATTTGCAGGATGTCGGATTAAATAATTCAGATCTCTTATGGAAAGAAATTGCAGAAAGACCCAGAACTAGTAATTTTGCCACTGCCAGAAGTGGAAAAAATGATGAAATTCATATTGTTGTTATTGATGATAAAGGAACAATTTCGGGAACTCCCGGAACAATTCTTGAAAAATTTGTAGGACTTTCTAAAGCATTAGATGCTACTTCTTCCACATCTGGCCCAATCTATTATAAGAATTTTATAGCAGATAATTCCCGATACTTATTTGCAGGAGATGCTGAAGTTGGCAAACCAACTGGATTTAGTAGTGGAATTACATC